TTATCTGAGGCAACCTTAGCATCTGCTAGGGCTTTATCTGCTACTGCTTTAGCAACCTTTACAGCCTCTGCTGCTAGTGCTGCATCTGCTGCACGACCAGCCTTTTCTACTGCAATTGAAGCCTTTAGTGCTGCAATGTCAGCAGCAAGGTCAGCGATAGTAAACTTAGCAATGGCTGCCTTTACTGGTGCTGCAAAACCTGCTACTGGAGCAACTAGTGTAAGGCCAGTTACAATTACTGTAACTTCTCCTGCTACACCAACTGCAAGTGAGTATGAAGCAACTTCTGGAGATACTGACTTGACTGATGTTCCATCAGCAAAAGTTGAACCAACGATTGTTGCTGTTACTGTATCTGAAGATGCGTTACCAAAAACGTCAGTTGTTGTAACTGAAATTGCTGGAACTGTTCCAACTGCTGCTGCTGTAGGAACTGTAACTGCTAGATTATAAGCAGGTCCTGCTACACCCTTAACAAAAACAATTGTTGAATAAGCACCATTTGTAACGGTAACTGAGCCGACTGCTGTTGATGTTGTGTATGCGTATACAGTAATTGCTGCACCTGTTGAAATACCAGTTAAAGCAGAAACTCCACTGTTTACATTCTTTGGCGCATCAACTGTATTAAGAGCAGAAACCAACTTGACTGTTGGTGATGCTGTAAAAGTAACAGATGTATTTGCATCTGCTGTTGCAGTAATTGCAACTGTACGTGCTGCATCAATAACGTTAGTTGATGGAACAGCAATTGTTTGAGGTGCTGCAGTAGTAGTTACGTTAGTAACTGATGCAACTGTGACAGCAAGAGGTGCTGCACTAGATGCGGTTGTAGATAATACTGTGCTAGTCAGGGCTGCAGCGATGACAATAGCGATTTTCTTGAATGAATTCATTTTTCTCCTTGTTAGTTTTTATCTGATAATTTAATCAGAATCTTATAGTAAATTAAATTTACCTAAGAAATCACTGATTTCGTCAGTCATTTCCTTTGAATCTAATTCTATCATACCCTTGTCCTTCTTTGCAAATTTGGCTGAATTAGCCCACGTATGGACCTCAACCTCAACATTAAGGTTTTTAGGTGTATGAGAGATGGCTCCGAATACTGCCCCACAAACAGCATCCGCTAAGTCCTTAGATTTTTTACGGGGGTGATCTACACGATTACCCTTCATAATTTTTAACTCTGATAGTTCTTCTAGTAATAAAGGAATCATAGGCATGGCTACTCTTTCCTCATAAACCATCATAGCTAAATCTTCATAGTGTTTTTTGGCAACAGACACTGTTTCTGTTCTTACCCCTACAGATTGTAGTTCATTTTGGATATCAAATGATTGCCAGCGGTCAAATGAAACCATGCCTAAGTTAAAACCTTCTCTACGAAGTTTAATGATCCACTGTTTAACCTCAGATAAGTTTACTGGGCCCTCAGTTCTTGGGTCCCACCAAGCAACGGCATCAACAACTACAACTGGAACTACCTGTTCATAATCTTTAATTACTTTAATATTAACCCAGCGATCAACGTGAGCAATAGCAACAGCACACTTGTCATGCTTTTGTGCAAGGTCAGCATGGATATAATAAATAGTATCTGGATCTGGAGTAAAAGATTCATCAAACCTTTTAAAATTATCAATAGGGTTTCTAACATTCATACATTTTTGTAACTTATCTTTTTGTTTAAAGAAAGCATCAGATGAATATGTTGGAGTACAAAGGAAACGCATCATGGCATCTCCTAGATCTGTAAGGAAAGCAATCTTAAAATCATCAATCTTACGAGTAGGGTTTACATCCCATGTAGGTCTCTTCAATGCAAATATCTTTGGTATTTTATATGACAGGATATGATCTTCTTCCCACGAAATTTCAAATGTATTATCTGGATTATCATGTGGCAAGTCTTCGTTAATAATAAACTTATGTGTTTTTTCTATTACTTCTTTATCAGCAATTACTGAGTCATACCGTTGAGAAATAAAGTCTCCTGGATAGCGGGGGAACGATAGAAGAACTACCTTTCCTAAGTCAGGAAAACGAGAGTCTACAGTACCACGAAAAGCTTTATAGATATTATCAGCAGTCTTACCCTGTTCATTTCCTGTTGCAACTTCAGAAGCAAAACCAGAAATTTCATCAAGTACTGCCATGAATAAGTTTAAACCTTCGTGTGATTCACGTTCTGAGTGACCAGAATACACGGTAATAGATTTATCAAACTCAATCGAGTCTGCCTTGGGGTTATACTTTCCAGCAAACCAAGGAGATCTTTCAATCTTAGACTTAAAGCCTTTAAAGAAAACGTTCTTAGCCTGTTGAGCATTTACAGCAACGTTAATAATATCAATAGCATCTCCAGCAGGCTTACCATAATAAATTGCGGGATCTTTTAAACATAACATTTTATACACTACATAAGCACATGCTACTGTAGATACGAAGTCTTTTCCAGATCCCTTGCCAAGTTGCAAGATCAATTCATTCTTTGTATACTTTTTAAAATATTCTTCTCCAGCATCACCCATGATATCAACAACATCTTCTTTGCGATAAATTTGACTCATTGCTTCTACAATTGTGTACTGTATATCAGATAAAGGGGGTTGTCCAAGGTACTCTGGAGACTCAACAAATGTCTTTGCGTCAACAGGTTTTTCAATAAAGTGATTCTCCTTTAGAACTTCAAGGAAATCATTGAACATCGTGGACAACAGTGATTACCTCTCCATCTTTGGCAATTGAAGATAATCTTTGCATAATAATATCTCTGACTTCAGGATGCTCAGATGCGATATCTCTAAGTATTCCAACAAGAACTTCTTGCTTTCGTTCAATCTCAACCATCTCTTCTGCAAGTTCTTTATTTTCAAGAAGACCAGCCTTTTGTAGCATATCAATACGCTTAGACTCAATATCCATAACAAGTTTTATACCCTGAGTTTTTGCACTTAAGTTATTTGTTAGTGATGCTTCATCAATAACTTCATATGTTTTTGTAATTAACTTACTATAATGTGTGTCTGCACCTACTAAAGCTTCTTTTGCTCTGGCACGGATGGCAGCATTATCAGAAGCCATAGTCTTCCACTCATTGATAAGACTTACAACTCTAGTTCTTGGAATGTCAAGCTCTTTAGAAATAACTGTTGGATCGTTACCCTTTAAGTATTCTGAAACAACATCATTGACTTGATCTAAGTGCTTAACTAAATCTTCTTCAGTTGACATACTTGCCTTCTAATCTATTTATTTCATCTTTGATATAGAAGATAGCTTTTTCTAGATCTTGTATGGTTTTAGATTCATCTTTAAGCCCTGCTCGCCAAAGGTATTTAAAAGCATTGCCAATGTTAAAGTTGCGATGTCTAGTAATTTGAATACACTCTACGCCAGAAGGATCTGTTGTGTAATGCTGTGGATTATTTACTTGATCAACTGTAATGGTTAAGTTATTGCTCATCATCACCCTCCCAATCAAAAGCATCTGGTATATCTTTAACAACTGATGCTGCGTAAGTTAAGCCAACAGAACAGGCTATGACTAATCCAATAAAAAGCTTTTGTGCTTTATTCATCGTCTTGACTTCCTTAATTCAAATTTAGCTAGGTAAACATAAATTGTTTCAACGCTAGTACCGCACTCCTTGGCAATCTCCTCTGGAGTTTTCTTATCAATTACATAGCGTTTATGTAACCATAAGTTGCTTGTATATAGTTTAGCAGACATAATATTATTTGTCAACCTCGTTTAAATCAATCTCATAGTTAAATCTATCAGAGTTTTCCATGATCCATTTATCTTGATTTTCTACATCATATTTTCTTTCGTTAATAATTCTATCAATTAAGTATTCTTTTTCCAGGGTAAACGATGGTTCATATACACGAACTCTATTATTAGGCTGAATTGCAAAGTTTCCATCGTCTCTTTGAATAACATGCCCACACTTGTGATCTGCTGGGCTCTCAGAGTATCCATCATCTAAAACATTTGTGTCTGGGTTATGCCAGTCTAATGTAAATAAGTATGTTCCTTTATTCATTGTCTTTGTTCTGTCTATATAAGACATTCTAAGGTTTGTTAGATTTTCAAATCTTGTTACGGCAACGTGGTGGCTAAAAGAATTCCACAACACTAGATTGTGTAGATCAACTTCAGGAACTCCTGGCTCAGTACAGAAGGCAGAGATTGGAAGTCTCCACCACAATCCACCATCTGGCATCATAATATGAAACAGTGGGCTTCTAGACTTTAAGCTTGAAACACCAAAAACAACACATTCAAAATATTTGTCATGGCTGTCTTGATGATTTCTTAAATAGTTTCCTCTTACATAACAGTTTATCGGTGGTATGTTTGCATTTAACTCTGGCATTATTTATTATCTCCTATCGCTTTATCCCAGTTTTTTAACGCCCAATGCCCAATCCCGCAAGCATCAGCAACATCATTATCATTAATAGATCTATCATAAATAGTATTAACTATCTTTATAGTTCTTTCTTTTCTAAGGTTTCTTTCATATGTTTTATACCAAGAAACAGACTTGCCTGGATGAGCAGATCTAATTAAAGCCTGATCTTCTTTTGACAGCTTCTTGTTTCCTAAATAGTTTTGCCAAGTAATCGGAGAAACTCTTCCAATAACCTTTGTTCCAGATTGACCAGCAGCACCTAGGATAGCTCCTTGAACTAAAGCAAGATCAGCAGCAGTCTTAGGGCTATTCATAAAAACAGTATGCTCAATAATAATTGCTTCAAATCCATTATAGAAATCAAGGAATGCTTTTACTTTTTGCCCTGCATCCATAACCTTTTCATAGATATCATTGCCTTCAAAATTAATCTTTCCTACTGATCCAAGGGTACCTTCTTTGGTACTAAATAAAGCAAAAGCAAGGCTGTTAGTACTAGCATCAATGGCACAAAAAGTATTTGGTTGTACAGCGTACCCCCATTTATTCTTGCTCATAATCAATGAACCCCTTTAACTCTTTGATCATTTTATTAACTGCTTTTTCACTTACATTACAATTAGCACAGAATCCAGAATCATTATATATTGATAATGATATTCCACATCCCCCAAGACAATTTCTTTTTTTACCATATCTTTTTTGTCGTCTAGTAGCAAGATACCTTTCGGCAATCTTTTCTTTTGTAGATTGTTCTCTACAAATGTCGCTACAATATATCTGATAACTTACTCTAGGTTTAAAGTATGTATCACAACGATTACATAGTTTCACTCAGTTCCTCCAGGGATGCTATCTTAACTACACCCACCCCTGCTTCTGTACATGCTTTTTTGATTGGACAGTTTTTACATATCTTTGAGTTTGATCTATAGTTTTTGGTTGGTAAAGTTTTATCTTCCCAATTCTTACGGACCACTCTCATCCACTCAAAAGCTTGATCAATCCATTGTCTATAATGGTCATTAACTTCTACTGGAATAATTAATAGCTCATGGTTATTTTTGTTTTCATAAACTAAAATACCCTTAGACTTTTTAAGAATCTTCATATAAATAAGGATCTGAACAACATGACCCATCTTAGGTTTATTAGTTCTCTTTCTATACTCAAAGACTTCGTTATTAGTTGTCTTAACTTCAACTACAATGTCTTCACCCTTCCAATTGATTAGGTTATCTACATAACCAAAAATTGGTGGATCGTCATTAAATATTTTAAATTCTGAATCAACAGAGATACCAGAGTTTTTAAATGCTGCTTCAATACGTCCATGAGATAAAGTTCCATTAGTCATATTTGCTACACCATAAGGATCTGCATTGTCTTCAAAGATCGCACCTTCAAAAGCTAGGTACCAGTATCTTGGGCATTCTCCATGCCCGTAAGCAATAGTAGATGGTCCAAAGGTTTTCTTTTGAGTATGCTTTGGTTCACGCCCAACAAGATATCCTTGTTCGATTACCTTGATCAATTCCTTAGCATCTATCTGCTCTGGAGTTTCCACTTCTTTAATCATAATTTGCTGTAATAAATTTTTTGTCATTTTATTCCCTTGTTTATATAAGTATACCAGTAAATGGTTTAGCGCATTATGTATTTAAGTGCTGAAACTAGATCATTTATTGCTTCTGCTGCTGTGTAATATATGTTCTTTTTTGCCCTGTCGCTTTTATCAACATTAGCCATCCACGTAGCCTTTAAGGACATCTTTGCTGCAATTGCTTGAAGTCTAACAATCTCAAGGCTTGCAACTTGAATAGGGATATCTGGTTTAATAATAATTTTAGCAATCATTGTTAAAGCCGTTGTTAGTTCATCATCATTCATATAGTCTGCTATCTCAGACAAACCATTAACCATTTCAATCGTTGTGTTTTTTGGTTCCATCATCATACCCTTCTGTTAATTGCTCAAGCATTTCTACTTCTATTACTGCTAATCTTACCTTTGAATTACCATCACCAAGGATAATAAATATTGCTGGGTCATTACCGTTTCTAATTGCATCAGTTACTGCTTTTGCCCAGTTATCTTTATTGATTGTGATACCCTTTGGATATTCCTTAAAGTCTACAGTAAAGTTTCTCCATGTAGCATCTCCTTTGTGGGTATTACGTCCTGAATTCTTATGCTGTTTAGCACCAATTCTTTTAGATTCAGAACGCTCACTCATCTACAAAGTCTTTCTTTTTCTTTTTAACTGGTACAAGAGCCACCTTAGATATGTGCTTTTTACTACACATCCAAGTGACATCTCCTGTGCCAGCCCAGAGTCTTAAAGACAAAACATCTTCTTTACATTTCTGACAAATTGCCTGTCCTGCAAAAACTGTAAACTCTTTTTCAGCCATTCATCAACTTCTTTTTTAGTGACTCTTGTAGATCAAGATCTTCTTTAACTCTGTTAACAAATCCTTCTCTACCTTGCACCTTAGAGCCATCCTCAAGCTGATACCATGCGCCTGTACGATTAACCAACCCTACAAATTCTGCGGTATCAACAAGGTCACCAATGGAATCAATACCAATATCGTTACCTCTAAAATAAAAATCATACTCACCAGATTGAAATCCTGGAGATGTTTTAGAGAATTGAAGTTCCCAACGAATTTTTCTACCAACTTTTTCTTCAATTAATTTATCTCCTACTTTAATCTTTCCCTTGATAGCCTGATTGTCTGACTCTGATGAGAACAGTTTAATAATAGATGAGGAATAAAACTTAGTTGCTTGACCACCTGTTGGCTGTTGGCTTGTATACATAGCACTAATATTATTTCTTGATTGAGAAATTAGAACAAGCATAGTAGGCTTAACCTTATTGTTAGCATAGTTTAACATCTTCCATGCGTTACTGAAGTCACGAGACTCTGCACCAATCTGCTTTGTATTCTCAAGTTGCTTTAGCTCTTCTGAATCTTTTTCAAAATAGATTGCTGGAAGAAGAGAAGTAATACTATCAACAACAATCATGTCAACTCCAGCATTCATTAGATTTGTTCCAATGTCTACCATTTCATTAATTGTCCTACATTGTGAGACAATCAGTTTTGATGTATCTACCCCAAGACTTTCTGCCCAATTCTTATCGTATGACATTTCTGCATCAATCCATGCACAGATCTTTCCTTCCTTCTGTGCTATACCTATCATCTGAAGGCATAGAGAGGACTTTGCAGAAGACTTTGAGCCCCATATCAACACTTGTCTACCATAGGGAAGACCACCATTTAGAGCACGGTTTAAACCGAAACTAGGGGTTGCTGCATATTCTGTTGCTGGCATAGAATCTCCAGCCATAATTGTCTTTCTTAGTTTTGGGCTAAGCTGCGCTAGGACTTCTTCTATCGTTACCACTATATTCTCTTTTCTATTGTCATAAAACTATATCGTCTAAAATTACTGTTCCGTCTTTTGTTTTACCAAAACTAAATTTATAAGACTTGCCTTCTTCAATATGCATGTAAGCTTTTGCGAATGAAGTAGGAAATACTGTAATAGAATGTAGATCTCTACTAGTATCTGCTAATGTTAATGAAGCCATCTTTTTTCCTGTTTTAGTTACTCTAGGTTTAAAGGATACCACAAACATTTCTTCGTCTGTATATGGAAGTTGTTTATACCCCAAGAATTTTACAAGGGCACTTGAAGATCCTTTTATTTCGTCAGCAGGAACTGCAGAAACAATCCTGTTATCATTACAAAGAACCAAGTAAGTACGACCAGTCTCAATAGTCGTTCCTTCTTCATCAAATATCCCAACACTGCCAGTCTTGTCCAGAATTTCAACTCTTGACCACCCTTTCCCTCGTTTAATAGATTTAACCATGCCTAATAAAATATAAGAACCTTTTTCTTCAAAGTCAGTTGTGTCTTGAATAAACGCATAGTAATGAGAAGGAATTGTGATATTAAACTCTGGGAGGTTTAAGTATTCATATAGATTGTCTTTAATCTCATCATCATTTCTAGGATTATCCTCAAAAGTTGCTGCCCCAATAACTCTTAGTGCTTGAAGGGCACGACTATTTACTCCATTGCCTTTTGTAAAAGTAAACTCTTCAAGTTCTTTATAAGATTTAAATGGTCTAGCGGCAACATATTTTTCAGCAATATTGGTTGATATATATTTAATACCAGTTAAACCAAACCTAATTCCCTTGCCCTCAATTTTAAAATCAAAGTCAGAATCATTGATATGTGGAAGCTTAATAGAAATTCCCATACGCTTTGCTTCAATTAGATACTCTGTACGACCATCCTTATCCTTCTCATTTTTAAGAAGGGCAAACATAAACTCAAGGGGATAGTAAAACTTTAACCACGCCGTCCAATACGAGAGCGTAGAATAAGCAACCGCATGGGACTTGTTGAACGAATACCCCGCATGCGCTTCAAAGTCATGCCATAGATCAAGAGCCTGATTGGGACTAATATAGGCAGAAGCACCCTTAATGAATTTGTCTTGGAATACATCAAACTCTTTAGCATCCTTCTTCTTTCCAATGATCTTTCTAACTTTATCTGCTTCCGACATGGACATGCCTCCAAGGTGTACGCATGCTTGCATAACTTGCTCTTGGTATAAAACGCAACCATAGGTATCCTCCGTAAACTCTTTCATGACCTGATGAGTATATGATACCGCTTGTTTTCCATGTTTGCGATCAATATAGTCTTTACCAATTGTGTTCATAGCTCCTGGACGAACTAATGCATTCGAAGCAGTAAGTTCGTTAAAGTTTTTAACACCCATCTTTATAAGAAGGTTTGTGTATGGACTTGCTTCACACTGGAATACGCCTTTAGTGTACCCATCAGAAAGCATCTGATAAATATTAGCATCTTCCATATTTAATGATAAAAGATTAATATCTACATAATGGTTTTCTTTAATCATTGCAACTGCATCTTGAATTACACTTAGAGTTTTTAGTCCGAGTGCATCGATTTTGATGAGACCAATCCGTTCAGCCTCCTCCATATCAACACCAACCACAGGTATGCGTTCATCGCTCCCAGGAGAAGATCTCGTTTCCATCGGAGCATACCTAAAAATTGGATCTTTGCTAGTGACCACACCAGCAGCGTGTATACCAGTACCACGAATACGACCACGAAGTTGTTCACCATATATCTCCACCTCTGGATACTTGTCTCTAAATTCTCTTGTTGTTTTTGATGTACAGAACTCATCCCAAGTATCAACATATTTTAAAACCTTATTAACATCTGATAGTGGAATGTTTAAAACTCTTGCCACATCTCTAACTACTCCCTTACCTCTAAACTGTAAGAATGTAGCAATAGATGCAACGTGTCTATATTGTCTAACTAGATAATCTTTAACTTCATCACGACGAGTGTCCTGAATGTCTGTATCGATATCTGGAAAGTCATTACGATCTGGATTAATAAAACGGAAAAACAATAGTCCATGCTTAATTGGATCTACATCTGTAATACCAAGAGCATAACAAACTAAAGAGCCAGCAGCAGATCCACGACCTGGACCAACCATGATGCCTTCTTTCTTAGCCCAAGCAATCATGCTTTGAACTACAAGGAAGTATGGTGCAAACTTTTTATTTTTAATGATCTCAAGTTCTTCGTCAAGTCTGTCAAGGTATTCTTTATTATCGGACAGCCCACGAGTGGCTAATCCCTCAAGAGAAATGTTCTTTAACTCTTTGTCTGGACTCTTGTATTGAACTGGTAGCAGATTCATTCCATCTTTAATGTCATAATCTTCTACTGTGTCTGCAAGTAACAGTGTGTTGGAATAGATGTCTGGTCTATCTATACCCTGCAATTCCATAGCAGACTTCATCTCTTCATATGAAAGAAGGTGAATGTCAAACTTATTAAAAGTAATTTGACGATCTTCTCCATACAGATAGTCAAGTCTTTTCATCATGTCTGGTTGCTTCTTAGACTTATCATATGTTGTATCTTTTTGAATCTTAGCATGAGTATTCATTAGAAGTTTAAACTCTTGAACTTCTTTTTGAGATTCATCTACATGGTGGCAGTCTGGAGTTACAACTACTTTAATTTTAAATTCATCAGCAAGTTCAATTAACTGTTTGTTAATCTCTGCTTCATTGTGTGGCATTACCTCAATATAATAATCACTACCAAATGTATCTTTAAACCATTTGATATGTTTCTTGGCTAGCGCAAACTCTTGTTCTTCAAGAGCTTTTACTATTACGCTACTTGGACAAGCAGAAGTTACAATGATTCCCTCTTTATACTTTTCAAGTATTTCAAAGTCAAACCTTGGCTTCTTAAAATAACCTTCAGTCCATGCAATTTCATTAATCTTGTTTAGGTTTTCTAAACCAATTTGGTTCTTGGCGAGAAGAATAATGTGGTTATAAACTAAGTCCTGTTGACCTTCTCTTTCAGATTTATCTCTAGTATCAAATCTGTCAGAACACATATATCCTTCTACGCCAAGTATAGGCTTGATCCCGTTTGCTTTAGCAATACGGTATAGTTCACGGTGCCCCGATAAAGTTCCGTGATCGGTAATGGCAATTGATGTCATACCGAGATCTACTGCACGTTTTACATACTCTTCTGGCGTAGCGATGCCATCAAACAGGGAGTAATGCGTGTGAACATGTAAGCCTACGTAACTCATTCTTACCAGTCTGTGTTGGTAGATGAAGTTGTAGATGGGCTATCAAAGCCCAAATAAAACGCTTCTTGCTCAGCATAAGGAATTTTCTTTAGTGCTGCTTCAAGAGGATAAGGTTTAACATCTGCCCATGCAAATGGTTCCTTATCTGGTGCTGAAGGAATAAGTGTGTAATTGGTTTCAGTTCCCTGACCATTACGCTTTAGTCTCCAGACTACATTTGAGATGCTTCCAGTTTCAAGAGCATACTCACGAATAGTGTTAAATGATGACTGCTTGCTAATTCCCATATTCCAAATTGCTACATATGGAGCTTCGATTCCGTCATCTACAAGTACGTTGCAATAAAAACGAAGACGTGCTCTCCAGCCAGCCTTTGGATCTTTACGATGCATTTCTTCAGCCCAGTCACGGCCTTCTGTGTCCATAGTGTCTACAGCTTTACGCTTATAGTCTTTTGGATTTGTGTGTTCCTTAACAACTAGTGCTAAGCCACGCTCTGCGTTATAGTTTGCAGAGTCTTCATCCAATTCTTCAATGAATCGAATCTTTACTGATTGTCCATCCGAAAGCTTTAACCATCTTACCTTTGGTGAGTTTTCGTCATACTTTGGCTTGTCGAGCAGGGCATTGATGTTTTTGAGTCCCTTTACTACGCTCATCTTTTTCTCCTTCGTGTTGTTTATATTAGTTTAGCATAGACAATATAGACTTGTCAAACTGAAACTCTAAGTTTTTAATTGACTGATCATCCATATCGCCTATGTCTTTATATTGTTTTTCTAAGGTAATAACACTAACCAAAGACCCAAGCTTTTCAATTAGCTTATCTTTCATTATGCTACCAGCCTCATCATTATCCGCTACTAGTACGACATTATTGAAGTACTTTTCTAATAATCTAATTTGTGAAATAGATACATTAGCACCCAGCGTTGCGACTGCTGGGAAACCTACTTGGTCTAGTCGAATAGCATCAAAAGATGATTCAACTACATACACTATACTAGAAGTTTTAACTCTGTGCAAGTTAAACAAAACTTTTCCTTTAGGCAATCCTGGAGTATTTTTAAACTCCTTACCCTCTATAGACCTTCCTACAAAACCAATATTCATTCCGTCAGGTGACTGTACTGGAATAGTAACCATTCCCTGTTTTTCTGAGTAACCTAAAGAAAACTTTTTCATTGAATCCATAGTGATCTTTCTACCATGTAGATAAGACTTTGCTGTATCTGATAATAATAACTGATCGTGCAATCTACAAAGAATAGATTCATCATACTGAACAAACTCTGGAGCAGCAATTAGCTTTTTATTAACTAACATCTCAATATTATGTTCTTGCTCTTTACTTTTTATGTATCTAACGGTTTCAAAGTATGTCCTATTTGACATATGCATAATAAACTCTTCTAAGTTTTTAGTTGTTTGACAACCAAAACAAAAGAATAACCCACTATCTTTGGCTACTTCTCCAGCAGGAGTTCTGCTGTTGTTATGATATGGGCAAAAGATTATAAAGTCATTACCAAATTCAGTTTCAATATTTACTCCTGAACCAATAAGAACTCGTCTAATTTGATCTTCCGTATAAATATTATTTGTCTTCATAGTCTTTATATCTGTAATATCCCTTATCAAAATCTACCTGTACTAAAAAGTCTCCCATAAAACCATTTCTATTTTTTCTAAATACGCATTCAATGATATCACTATTTACAGGACGACCTAGTGCTAATAGCCAGTCAGCATCGTATGAGATCTGTCTAGACCATGCTGTTTGTCCTAGTGTTGGGGGAGTGCTAAGATCTTTTACATCGTCAGGTGTAGCAGATGAGATAGCAATGATTGGTACTTCTTCACTAATAGACATTAGCTTAAGTTCTCGTGAAAGGTTTTTCATCTTTACCGTTTCATTATCAGCACGTTGGTTTGGACTCATCAACTGAAGATAATCAACAACAACGAAGTCTGGCTTATATTGATCAATCTTTCCACGAATAACTGATGGAGTAACTTCTCCACCTGAATCGTTTGAAATAATATGAAACTCTGGACGACCCTCCACCTTGTTAGCATGCCACTTACGAAGCATATCAATTTCAATTTCACCATTGCTTAGTTTGCGATGAGACCATAGGCCTTCACCCATAATAGCAAATACACGATTACGAACCTCTGTCTCACTCATTTCAAGTGAGATAATCATTGGTGACTTACCTTGCTTCCAAGCCTGTACAGCAAAGTATAGGGCCATCCATGACTTTCCAATTCCTGGGTAAGCAAGAAACACACCAAGTTGTCCTGGCATAATGCCAGCAGGTAGGTAGTTATCAAATCCTGGCAAACCTGTCTTAATTCCAACTGCGCCTAGTTCGTTTTGCTTTGCAACTCTTTCATAGTATGCAACAGCATCTTCAAGATCAGTAGCATCAATATCACGAATAGCAGCAGTGTTCTTTTTGAGCTCTGATGTTTTTGTAATGAGATGCTCTAAGGCTTCAGTACCATTACCTACTTGAACTTCTCCTGCTGCGTTACGAAGAATGTCTTTAAGGCTATCATTTAAATATTCTGTTTGAAGTTCTGCTAAGTGATGCTTAGTTGCACCTACGCCAACTACTGGTTCAAAATCACGAAACTTTTCTCTTACAAGTTCTGCAGGTGGAAGTGATTGGTTATTCTCAGAATATAAACGAATAAAGTTCCAGATATCATTGTGTGTTCTTAAAAGAGTTTCAACATTTGCTTGAAGTAGTACGTGAATTTGTTTATCTTGAAGTACTGCAGATATTACTTTTGCTTCTGTATTATTCACTTAACCACTCCTTAGCCATTCGTCTGCGTTCTGCTCTTTCTTTTTTATCTTGTTCAACTTCTGCTCTGCCATTTAAAATCTTTTCAGCATTATAAGCAAAGTAATTCCAACTAGGCTCTTGTGCAATTGAAAAATAATAGTCTAATAGATCATAGCATTGCGATATTCCATATGACTCTACTAGGCCATCAGCAGCCCACTGTTCAACATTAAGGTTCATGTTAGACTTTTGCTCATATCGTTGAAGATATAATTTGTTAAATCTACTGAGCAAAGCCATTCGGTCTTTGCGATCAGCCATTATTCGTTAATTTCCTCTTTAGCTTCGTTAATCTTTTCAGTAAGCTTGTCTTCTACAAACTTATAGACACGCTCAAATGCTTCGTTAGTTGTTTCTTCTCCACGCTTAGAATCTACAACACCAAGATCAAGTCTTAGTGATTGAAAGTTTCCAAGGTTAAGCGTATATCCCAGTGTTACTGATACCTTTGTTGAATCGTTTTCCATACCCCACCCATTTCATAGTTTTAAATATTCTCTGACCAAACAGGAATAAACCTACCATCTTCTGTCTTCGTATATGTAAGTATACCGTCTCCCATTCGCCGTGTCAACTCTTGGCTTGTAGGAGTCATATTATTTGTTATTAACTTGTCTTTTCTTGGTTGTCCAATATGTATACTTGCAAGTATAGCACGAATCTCTTTTACCTGCGATTCTGAGTAATAAGCTCGTCTTTGCCAAGCTCTTTCACCATTTAAGGTTGAACCCATTGGTGGAGGAATCACTCCACGTTTAATTAGATCTGGAATATACTTTCTATGCCTATTGACAAGTTTAGCAGTTTCTGCTATAGTGTATGCTCTTTCTCTATTTTTTCTAAAGTCAACTCTTAAACATGTTTCTATTCTATCTTTTGTAATATTATAAACAGAAACTAAACCAGTTGATCTTGAGCTATGATACAGCCTAACTAAATCTCCATTAAGAAACCAAACTTTTTGATTACCTTTAATTACAGATTGGCTATTGTACTCTTCGCCCTTAATTGTTCTTTTCTCAGTAGCCATTTGCCTTCCTGACTTGCACTTGGTGGATGAAAGAATACTCTTGTCCCGCAAGATATGCAATAAGTTTCTAGATGATCTATAGATGTATATTGTCTATCAATAAACATTTTGCCATTACACTTTTTACAATTTAACAATATAGTAACCTAGTTTGGTATTCCGATAATAATTAGATGCACATCTAAAGATAAGTTTCCGCTAGCATTAAATCTAACAACACCTTCAACTCTGGAGGTAGTTGGTTTTTTTAAAACTACTGAAACGTTTGATCCTGCTGGAGTGTTTCCTGTATTGATTATCGTTGCTGAAACAATTGGAGAATACTTAAAATCACTAGGGAAGTCGTACACAAATGTTTTTTCTGATGAAGCAGAAACTGTACTGTTGTCTGCAACTCCTACAATTCCACCAATCACTCTAGCGTCAGATGTTTTAATGCTTTGTTTTCCAGCACTAGCAGTGTCAATGGTCGTATAATTATAACTTGCGGAAGAAACCTGTGTAGAAAGATTATTTACTGTGTCAGCCAACTGATAGATGTATGTAACATCTAGTGGTTGTCCTCGCTCAGGTAGTGGTAGTTTAGCCATTTTATTCCTCCTATTACATTATATCAGAAAATGTATATGCCAGAGTCATAAACTAAGAAATCTTCTTTTATTTCTTTTTTTGATGACACTGCTTGTATTATTACTCTTACACTCGTTGTCCCCTGATTTGCAAAAGAGTAGGAGTGACCTGTTGCTATGCCTTTATAAACAAACTGATTACTATCAAATTTAACAAAGACATCATAAGTTGAAGAAGAGTTTTGGTCTCCCCATACTGCTGTAATTATCTGTTGTGTTTTTGAAATGGCTCCAGAAGTAATGACAATATCGCTTCCAATAGAATTATAGATTGAAGACCAGTGAGAGCTTCTGTTTTTATCTTCAGATATTACTCTGTAACGAATATTATATTTTTGGCTATCGTAATCAACTGGTGGAAGTGAAGATCTTTTTACTGTTATCTTTTTGATATTAGGATCAGCCATTATGAAACACCAATCGAGAATCTAAACTCAACATAATTGTTTGTATTAGGTGATTTAATAATTGATTCAGCATCATTGTTTTGAATAACTGTATACCCAGTTAATCCATACAGTGGGTTTTTTGTTGCAATGTTTTCTAGTCTCATTGCATCTAATGCAACATAATAATCTGATGATGGGTTTCCATTATCAATAACTGATACATATATTTTAACAACGCTAACATCATTCCAGTTAAAGTTTGCACTTGTGTACAAGTCTTGTAGCTGCTTTGAAACAACGTAGTATCTATTAGTTTCAAACTCATCATCTAGTGGCAAACTTAAAGAACTTCCATTGTTTAGTTCAGCTTCAAACCTAGCATACTCTCCATCTACAGTGTCAGATGAAGAAAAGTCAACCAATATTCTGACGGTATCTGGAACTGCTCCAGAACCTCCATTTTTACTTACTAGAGAAAATGCTAATCGCAGCTCATCTATTGGAGAGTTTTTTGTAAAATCAATATCTACACCAGTTAAATGTATATGTGATCCGCTAGTTATATTAAAATGACCTGCGCTTATATCTAGGTCTGAAGTATTGCCTTGAATTAAGATAGTGTTATTTAAAAACCTACATCTTTCATATCTATCTGCTCTAGATGTTTTATAAAATATACTGTTGTCAGAGTTAGCTTGAAATACAGGGGTTGCTGTTAACACTCCATTTACCGCATCATATTGTTTTGTTGATGGGTTTATTAGGTATGAGCCTGTAATAATATTATCGTTTTCAGTATCAAGCTGTACTGGTATTGTTGGAATCAATGTTGTAGCAGATGAAGTATGATACTGCCAGTTTTCTGTATTGGTAAAGGCAAAGATTGTTTTGCTATCGTATGTCCCAGCAGATGGGTTTGATCCTGCTGAGTATAGTCCTACTTCTGTAATTTCATATCTTTCTTCCGTTGGCAATTCAGCCGTAAGAACAATCTTATTTACGCCATTTTCTTGTACATACCCTCTTGAAGATATTGGAACTCTAAACATTTCAAAATCTAAGTTCTCTTTATTTGAATAGTCATCAAGAGTTTCTCCAGTGCTAAATGGTTGCTTTCCGCAGCCTACAGCAATATAAGAAGCAAAAGCTGGTGCTTGGCCTAGCAGATATTTCCCAATAATAGTTTTACCAGTATTAGTTATCATGATGTAGCTTCTCCTAAATATGCTTCATATATTGTACCACTTAAGCTAATTTGTACCTCAACTTGCTCATCACTGTTAAGATTAACTAACTCTATTACCAAGTCGCCAGCAGTATTAAAATAAACATTTGAACCCCCAGGGCCGTTGCCTACGATAGGCACTTTTTCATTTAAATTAATTGGAAAATTGTTAAAAATCTTATCTGACGATCCTTGTAGTCCAACTAGATTTAATGGATTATACTCTTGTTGGATTGCTGTTAAGTTTTTAATTACATTATAAGATACGCTTTGACCATTGATAGTATCATTTCTGGCAATATTTATTAACTCATGCCCCCCAATATTTTCAAAGATAATATCAGTCATAGCTTCTATTGCTACTGATCCATCATCAAATAATACTGTATCTATTGGGGCAGTCTTAATAGAGTTTTGTTTAATAAAATTAACAGCTGCATTGGCTAGATCAGCTGGTGTTAATGGAGATGCAGATAGGTTAGAAAAATTAATGTCAGCCATTTTATACCTCACTCAAATAAATAGTCATAGATGGGCCCTCTTGACTTCTGCCATAGGCAATATTGTAAACAACAAACCTTGTAGAGTCTGCTGTTACTAAGTCTAATCCATCAGAATCTTTGTAGTCTAGAGTAACAATATCTCCTAATTGTAGTGTTGGTATGCTAAAAATGTTAGCTCCAACTATTTTCTTAGGCTCCATTACTTTATTTATAATCCAGTTCATAAGAGATTCTGCGCTATCCTGTGTCTGAATATATTGACTGTCAATGGAAAATTCATTTTTGCCATAAGTCATTCTACTTTGTCTAATTCTGTCATATTTTTCTTTTTCAATAAAAGGAGAAATTATCTGATTTGTATCAGTCAATTCTGGATCTGCCATGTTGCTGCGCTTTTTAAAAAATTCATCAACCGTTAGTTCGTGTGTTGTGTCTTGGGTAAATGTTATTCCTTGAATTCTTAAAAAGCTTCCTGTAGTTTCATCTAAGTTAATTGCTTTATCTGTAGAGTTAAATACCAAAAATTCTGCTCCATAAGAATCTGCCTGGAAACCAGAAACCATATAAGATTTAATTCTATTAAAGGTTGGAGAGATTTGAGCATAAAGAGCTGGGTAAGCTCGATCATATTTAATATCAAAATACGCACACTCTCTCATGATTGATCCAAACTCTTCAAAATACATATTGTATCTTGGTGGCTGTTGAGAACTTATTCCGCCAAGGTAGGTAGATTGAACTACACCACTCATAGCATATTTTCTAAATGATTCGTTTGCATCAATATCTTTATCCCCAAAAGCTTTAGAGATTGTTTCTCCAACATTAAAAGATGTGTTCTGAGAATAGTTTTGAGATAGCGCATATACATTTTCAAACATACATCTAGAAGATCCACGAGTAAATAAAGCCATGTTGTTATAGATTGGTAGAGGGTCTGTGTCATCTACTACTTGAATTAGCTTATTATTAATGTAAAGATAGAATCTTCTGGTTTTACCAATGTCTTCGTATTCTACTGATAAATCATATACCGTTGGGTTTTCTTCTCCAGCAAGTCTGTATTGTCCAGTAAAAGATCCGTCATCGATTAATATTTTTCCTAAGCCTCCCCATAACTTTACAGGAATAGCTTTAGAGCTTGACGCATCTTTTTTAATTTTGTAAAAAACAATATTATCTATTGAGACACTTGAGTTGCCAGCATTATCAAACTTAAAGTATGATTCAATGTTGTTTTCAGTAAGTGCTGTAATTTCAAAGTAATACCCATTGTTTGTTTCTGGATTAAGAAGTACTGCTATTCCTCCTCCTGCGCCACCGATATTAACATTTTGATCTGTGGTACTTCCAGTAATCTGATAATATGGGGTACTTCCAACAGGTGTTTGAAACTTGGTAGGGTTGTTTTCAACTTTTCCAACAATGCGAACTCTAGTTCCAAAATGTTTATATGCATTATTTAGTTCTTTATAAACATAAGAAACAAAGCTAATTGGGTTTTCTGTAGTTTTAAATGATGGTCCATTTACAACAAGTGCTGAAGACTGAACTGTTCCAGACTGAGTTGATTGTAAATTATTTACAGCAGTTTCAGTCAAGTAAGCTGTTGACATAAAATTCTTAATGATTCCATTTCGTGTTGTTTTTTTTGCTAAAACATTATTTACTCCAGCAGCACCTACTACGGTTGTTGGTACGGCAATATCTTTTAATAACTGATTAGTAAAAAGATATGTATGATCCATGTCACAACCTCTAACATAGTCATTATTCGACCAATAAGATCCTGCTCCTGCAGAGTGATAGGCTAATGGAGTATTAAATTGACCACGACCATGATCAACTACTGGACCATTCTTAAGTCTAACAACATCTCCAATTGTTTCATAATATGGTGTTGCATAAATTCTAACTAAGCCAGTAGGGTAGATCTTTCCGTTAAATGGAAGTGATGAAAAATATCTTTGGTACTCTTCGTTATTGCTAATCCAAACATTTCCAGTTCCTGTGATATTATATTGAGCAGCATCATACTTAATTATCTCTCCATTAGAGTAAAAATATCCCTGATTTCTTGTCAACCAATAAACGTTTTCTCCAAAATCAATTATGTTATTTACTAACACTCCTGCAACAACTTGTGGCGGTGTTGAAGATAGGTCAGAGTTTAGTGGCATTGCACCTAGTACGTAGCTTCCTTGTGTTGATGCTACTTCATTAATAGTTTTTGTATTTTCTGTTCCCGCAACTTCCCACAATAATGATGGCTTATATATCCAAGTTCTTTCATTATCAATTAAGCTTGCTTGCTTTAACTTACCCAAAGATCTTTGAATATATCTTTCTGTATAGTTAATCTTGCCATCATTGTAAATCTTTTTATCTTGTGAAGCAATAGAGATTAGATTTGGCAGTTTTCCAGATGAACTATTCTCTATTACTCCAGTATCGGTTTGATTATTTGATCCAGAGATTACAAAGTCTGTTGCTCGTTGGGATTCTGTTGGCATTAGATAATCTTTGCTCATAACAATAAAGTTATTGTTTTCGTCAAAGAACATTGCACTTTGAGTTGCCCTAGCTAATTCATTTAAAACTTCTGCAACATTTTGATCTGGAGCAATAAAGAAATATGGAATAATTGTTTCAGACTCTCCAGCAGTTCTTTTAAAAGAATAATTGCTAAAGCCAATATAGTCAAGCAGTAGGCTAATGGCATAGCTTAAAGATGTTTGTGTTGTAAGCAATCTTGGTGCAGGCATTGATTCTAAGAAAAAGAATAGATCTCTTAGGTTTAAAGAAAGCTCTACAGCAGTTCCATCAGCCTGTGGAATTCCTTCTGAATACAAAGTCTTAATAGGAACAAAATAATCAAAGCCATCAACATCTAAAATTACTTCATGAAAACTAAACTTAATATTTTTTCTAATATATTTGGATATAATGCTTGACGTATTATTTTCATTAAACGCTTGGTCATTATCAAATATATTTAGTGTTCCAGTTGAAGCTAATAATTGTCCTACTGGCATTGATGTGATTCCCACGTCTGATAAAATCTTTGTAATCTTAAAGTCAGTTACCTTATCTGAAATATCTACTAGAAGTCTTGGTGACATTTCAATTAAATCAAAGGTAGAGTCAAACTTATTCATTGTCTCTACGACAATTCTCATACCACGAACATAATCAAATTCACGATAAACAGTTGATTGATCAACTACGCTAGTAAAAGAATCTGGATTTGTTAAATCTTTTATAAAACCTACCTGAGAATTTATAGTCTCAGAACCTAACATCCATCCATATTGTGGAACAAATGTTTCATATTCTGATGTTGTTGAATTCCAAATATAAAATGTTCCAACATCTGATGCATTCTCTTGAACTAAATATGCATAACCATTATATGATTTTTGAGGAAGTAAAGTCGTTGATGAAATTTTTTCTGCGTATACAAAAATAGACTTATATCGATCTGGAATAATAACTCCATAATGTAATTCTAAATATCCGTCTGGACCTATAATGCTAGATCCGTCACTTCTTAAAGAGTTTTCATTAAATGAATAAGCATCTACCCAGTTATTACCTTTTAGGTATTGGACTTTCCATCTTGATGGAGTTGTTTTATTTACGTCTCCGTAAAAAGGGTCTCCAGAGGATGCTGCTCCATTGCTAAAAGGTCCAAGGTTTACTGTCCCTACATTGGTTTGCATTTTTACAACAAGTCTATTTGCTGGAACTTGTTCTTTGTATACAACAAATGGGGCTGTGTCATCAATATAGTAGTTTCCATTTGTGATATTTTTTGCAATTCCATATTCACTATTATCTTCTGTTCTATAAGATGTCCAATATTTAAATTGGTCATATCTTGAAGCCATATAGTATCTTGGTCGTTCAGCAAGGCTTGCTCCAGAGTTAGCCAAGAATCTGCTATTAAAGTATGATGCTTTGTTTATTCCTGATCTAGGTCTAAATGGTTTAACACAATCCTCTAAAGAATAGATCATCTTAATCTTATCTTTGGTAGATTTAAATGTTTGGGGGATGGGATTATCTATATCATCATTAAAACCACTATTGACTACTACGTTAGAATCAGTGGCTCCAGTATAATACCCTCCAGAATCGAGCTGGTCAAAGTCTATAGGAAGTGTAAAAAACTTACTAGATGGTGTTGTGGGTCTATATCGGTAATTACCCAGTTTAAAGATGTTATCTGGCATGTTCATGTTCCACTCAGCCAAGACCAAACTCTGCAGCCTAACGGTCGCTGATGCCTCTAGATGACCCTTCAGTGCCTCGCTTACAAACACTTAAACCTCTTCCAGGGTTACAGACACATTCCAGAGATCCATGTTGGTGCCACCACGCTTTTGAACAGAATATGAGAAATCAGATATGTAGACTTCCATAATTTGGCTATAC